AAGGAACTACAGTCAACAATATGGTGTTTACTTTGTAAGCGGTTTGACTACCGACGATCAGGCTGTGTTCTTTAGTCACAAGAATGGAATTGATGCAGGCAAGTTGATTATTGCCGAAGGCACTGTTAAGCGGCATGGTGAGAACATCACCCAGCTTAACCGTGTAAAGGTTATCTGATGTATGCACAAGGTTATCAACCAAATCGCAGCCAGCATCTAGCTATTGCTCATGCCATTAAAGAAAAGTATGGTGTAAATGGGGATGTAATTGTCCATTATGTATTGATGGATACACCTCAGAGGTTGCAAGTGCAGGCTGAGTTACATTATAATACAGTCAATGGTAAACATATCATATTTGAAAGATTGGAAGTATAATGGAACTACAACTTCAAAACGCACTTCAACATCATATTGCTGACCTTCTTTGGGAAGCAAAGGATACTGTTGAGGTCAAAAAGATCATCAGCATTTATGGTAAGGATGCTCATGTTGTATTCCATATGATGATGGCTGCTCACTTTGATACACATATGGACACTGATATTGCTAGTGACGTCTTAAAAATTATTTTTAAAAATGAAAGATAAATTTCAAAAGCTAAAAAATGCAGTAGAAACTAAGCCTAAATATTTGGTTAATCAAAAAGTTATTTTTCCTATTTACTCATTTGATTTAAGTGGCGAATTTGATGTAAATGCTTTTACAGAAAAACTTCTGCCTTTAAAGGAAAGCAAAGATAAAAACCATAAACCTGAAGTTGTAGTTGATGGCTATCAAACTAAAACTTTTCAATCAACCGGTATGGTAGATTGTGTTCAAGAAATTAATACAATTATTGAAAATAAAAGTAAATTGGTCTTTAATCAAAATTATAAAATTACAGATTCATGGCTAGTATTTTATGATAGGGACACAGAAGTTTTACCTCACAATCATTATCACTTATTACCTTTTTATAATGGTTCTAAACAGTTTTTAATTTATCCTCTATCATTTGCTTTTTATACGTTATGTTCAAAAAAATCATCACCGATAATTTTTAGTAATTTAGATGGAAATGATTTGGTAATACCGATAGAAAAAAATACTTTGTTAATTTTTAATTCACATCTCATACACTCTGTACCAAAATCAACAGACGATAAACTAAGATTAGTTTATTCGGGTAATTTATATGTTAATGGCTCAAAAGGATAATCATGGGACTTGATCAGTATGCATATATTGCCAGTAAGGCTAATTCAGAATGGAATGATGCTAGCAAGCAGGACCTTGCTTACTGGCGAAAGCATCCTAACTTACAAGGTTGGATGGAAAAACTCTTTTTTGAAAAGGGCGGAGAGTGTGACACATTTAATGGTGTCGAAGTAGAACTGACATGGGACGATATTGATAAACTTGAAAAGGATATCAAGTCAGGTGAAGTGCCCAAACTAGGCACTAGAGGATTCTTTTTCGGTGAACCTAGCGATGCTTGTTACTATGAGCATGATCTAGAATTTTGCGTTAACGCAAAGGCAGAATTGTTTCTAGGACGCAAAGTGTTTTATAATTCTAGTTGGTAAAGGATATATTATGACTAAATTTCTTGAGTGGATGAATCGTAATCGTAAACAGATTGGTTATACGATTGGTGGCCTAAACTTGCTTGCCGCAGTTAATTATTATTTTCAGGGTCAAACAGGCATGGCTGTTGTTTGGACTGTCATTGGACTGTTCCTAGTGTTTGACGCATACGAGTTTAAATGAAATTCAGCGAACTCAAACGATTGGTGGATTTGTACCACCGTGATGGAGATTATGACGATCCCGAAGTGGTCGTTCGAATCAAACTACCATACAGTACTGTGGGTGGTACACCTGTTGTAAAAATCAAGAATGCTCAAATGGGATTTGATTGGGATCACGGTAAGTTTATTTTTCAAACTGAAGAAGACCTTACACCTAGCGACCGTGACTTTGCAAAGCAAATGAAAGAGATGCAGGAACGAGCAGGCTGGGCAGACTATGAGAATCGTAATTTGAAGGCTGAGATTCGTAGATTGAAAAAGAAACTTAAGGAAGAAGATAATGGATCCAATTCGCAAGGCATTTGAAGAAGTATGCTACCCTAATTTTGGTGTAACATCTGGTCACAGCCTAAGGCGTAAGTCCAACGGCGAATATGTAAGTGATAGTTTAGAAGACCACTGGCAAACTTTCCAAGAAGGTTGGGAAGAAGCAATAAAATACTTGCAACAAAAATCCAATCCATGCTATACTGACATTGTTAGCGACGGGGGAATGGATCCCCGTTACATGGTTCAGTTTGCAAGTAAAGGTTGGGTAAGCGATGAGTAATCTTTGGTTCAACATTCGTTTTGGAACATATCATTGGCAATGGGGTCCTGATGGTATGTCATGGCGGCAAAATCCTGCGCAAGTTGATTGGCGCGAAAAAGAACCTACTACTTGGAAGTGGTTTGCAATTTATTGTATTTTTGGAAAGCATCTATAATGGCTAGCAAATATTCACAAGAGCAATTCGTTGCAGACAAAATTTTGCTCGAAAAAATTTATAAGTTTGCTGGCTACAAAAAAGAACATTTGCCTGCTTTGATTAAAGCAGTTAAGCAAGGTGATCTAGCAATGGAATCAATGGTTGAAAATGCAATTTCCCGTGTAGGTAAACTTGAACGAACTGATCAAACAGGCATGGATTTTACTGACGGTAGCGATGCTAAAAAGGTGACAGTTGTCAATCAAGGTACAAAAAAATCTCCAATCCGTGGCGCAGGATTCAGTAGTAAAAACAAAAAAGGTGTACTCCGTGTAGTTGTTGTTGATCCACTTGTTGAGAAAGTTTTTTACTTTAGAATTCCTCCTGAGTTTTATCTAGGTCAGGAACAGAAACGTCGTGAACTTGGGCTTAGAATTCTTTTTAGCAGAGATGGTGGGAAGCCCAACTTTAAATTGCGTAGCACTACAGCACAGGAAATGTGGTCTTTTGAGGTTAAAAATTTTAAGGAATTGTGTAAATGACAAAACTTTACCGTATTACACCAGTAGACAAGAAGTCCATCACCGCCGTTTATGATGTTTACAAGATTGACGAAAATAATAACGCACGAGGATTTGTTGTGCGTGAACTTTATCGTTGGGGGCAAGGCTTTCGTGAACTTGACGAACCCATTTATGCCGAAGATAAGTGGGTAATCTGTAATAGTAATTTGGGTTGGGGTGCAGAACTTGATGATGGCATAAGTATCGATTTTGAATTTGACGATAGTTTTACTGACGAGGAAAAAGCCGAAATTGAAGAACATTGGTGCAACGGTGATCCAGAAGATTCCGATGGGCGATGTGGTGCGGCTTGGCTGTACGACTATAGCGATTGGTTAGTGGAAGAAGATTACATAGAAATTTTGGGTCCGTTCAAGGTTGACATTATTGACGAAGACCAGTATAATGTAACTATTGAAGAAAATATTGAACTACAACCCCGGCCCAAACTAGACCCAAATAGTGCATGGCCCTTTAAATGAGGAATATATGAGCGCAAGTTGGATTCATAAACTAAACGAGAGCGACAGTCGCCTACACAAGGAAGATGTTATCCGACAGGCGCTTGAGGCAAGTGTCCTAGGTAGCACTAATGCTCAAATATTTTTGGGTTTGCTCAAAGCCTGCTATAATCCCTTTGTTACATTCAATGTGCGTCAAGTACCTGATACTGTAGGCATCGTCAATGCCGAAAATCCATGGACTGATTTTAATGAGCTACTACTCAAGTTAAGCAGACGCCAACTTACAGGCAACGCCGCCCGAGATGCTATTGAAGAAATGGCATATAGGTTTGACTCGGATGAATGGAATAATTTTTGTGCACCAGTCATTCGCCGTGATATGCGGGCTGGCATCAGTGATAAAACTATCAATAAAATCTGTAAGAAAACAGAATACGAGGTTCCGATCTTTGGTTGTCAACTTGCAACTAATAGCGAAGGGCGCCCTGAAATGAAGGGCATCAAACGCCTTGAGCCTAAACTTGACGGTGTGCGTGTATTGATGACTGTCATCCCTAGTGATGACGGTGATGTTACTGTTATTTCACTTAGCCGCAATGGGAAATTGTTTGAGAACTTTGGTCACATTGAAGATCAAATCCGTAATAATTTTGTAAAACTAGTCCGTAAGGCTGCAACAAGTAATTTGAGCATGGGCTTTGTGCTTGACGGTGAGGTGATTGGTAACACATTCCAAGAACTGATGCGTCAGGCTCGCCGTAAAGAAAATGTACAGGCTACTGATAGTGTGTTTAATATCTTTGATATTATTCCTCTAGAAGATTTTCGCCGTGGGCACTGGAATGCTCAATTGAGCAAACGCATTCAAATTCTTGAAGATATGCGTCCGATTATTATAAACATGCCCAATGTTGAACTGTTACCGCATATCATGGTCGACCTTGATACTGCGGGATTCGAAGGCATTATGATTAAGGATGTTGGTGCACCATATGAATGTAAGCGTAATACATTCTGGATGAAATGGAAGCCTACTATTACTGTTGACTTGACTGTAGTTGGCCTTGAAGAAGGCACGGGTCGCAATGAAGGTCGTCTTGGTGCTCTTGTTTGCGAGGGTGAAGATGATGGTAAGTTTATCCAAGTAAATGTTGGCAGTGGTTATAGCGATGAGGATCGTGATAGCTACTGGGAAAACAGTAACGCTATCATTGGTCGGACTGCTGAAATTCTATGTGATGTAATCACACAGAATCAAGACGGCAGTTATAGTTTGCGTTTTCCTCGCTTTGTGAGGTTTAGGGACGATAAGTAATGGCAAAGTATTTTGACAAAAGCACTTTGTCAATACTCAAGGATGCAAGTAAAGAGATTGTAGCAATACGAAACCGTATTGCGAAAGAAACTTCAGTTGATATACTTGATACCGATGCTATTAGTTCTTTATTCATCTATGAAATTGTAAGCCAATACGATAATGATTATAATATAAACTTTGCCCGCAATGGCGAAGATGCAAAAAGTAATGATATCCTTATCGAACAAAAAGCAACAAGAGTAAACGGTCCATTAACAAAAACAGGCAAACCAAGAAAAGGAGCAGGCTTAGATGCCTGCTTCCAGTTTCATGCTATGGGTGATTTAGATTACCCAAGATATATCTTCGTAGCAAGAGATAAGGAAGATTTATCCATCCGTAGAATTTACGACA